GCCAGCATCAATATCAGCAACAAAATCTGTGTAGGTATTATAAACGAAAGTTTTTTGTAATGGATAATCTTGAACTCCTCCTGTTATTCCGCCAACAAACAAAGTTCTGTCAAAAGTATTGACAGCAAGTTCACCAAACGATAATGCAGAAGGAATATTTCCTGCGGTTAAACCCCGCTTAATTCTTATTATTTTGTCTGCCATTAGTATTGCACCCATACTCCTTGGTTAGCCGCTGTGCTGCCAGTAAGAACTGTGTATAGATATAACTTTCCGTTATCTGTATTTACCCATCGGTCTCCATTATACATTCCACCAAATGGAGTTGTTGTTTGAGTGAATGTTCTAACTCCCAATAGATTTAGATTTGCTGATACTGAACTACCATCACTCAAAGTAGAAACTAAATTTGCAGTTCGTGTAACTCCCTCATCAGTAACAGCGGTTGTTATTGTGACATTTGTAGCACTAATATTTGTTCCAGCATCACCCTTACTTCCTGCTGCTCCTAACCTACCACCAGGAATATAGTAAACACCAAATCTTTCTCCGTTTAAAAATGTCCCTCCTGTGGTGGAAGAGTTGCTAGACCAATTAAATGTATAAAATGCAGTTGCGCCAGTTCCAGTTTTTGTTACGCTACCAATCGTGTAAGCGAAAACTGTGTTTCGGTCATAACTAGTTACATATAACTGCCCAACTTCAGTTCTACCGGTATTTTGGTTGTCCCGCCCATAATCCCAATACTTTTCTCTAGAAATTGATTCAAAATCTGTAGCAGAAATGTATAGGTTATTACTACCTGCTACAGGGGTATTAACATCATAATTGCCTGTGATATATCCTGTGGCTCCTGTTGCTCCTGTGCTGTATTGATAGCGTAAACCAAAGAATCCTGTTATGCCTTGAGAGCCGGTTGCACCTGTAGCACCAGTTGCTCCTTGAGGACCAAATGGTTCAACCCAATATGAAGACGAGCCATCTGTGATGTAAACAAACACATTTCCGCTGCTTGTGTTGAACCACATATCACCGTATGTGGCTCCTGTTGGTGCTGTGGTTGATGAGGTGAAACTTATTGCACCTGAGATACCTTGAGGGCCAGTTGCTCCTGTAACTCCTTGAATGCCTTGAGCACCCGTTGCACCTGTTCCTCCTATAACACCATTTCCACCAGAACCTCCACCGCTAGAAGAAATGGTTAGCGAATTTGTGGAAGGATCTGTTGTTATTGAGACATTAGCACCAGCAACAAAGGTTAGAGTTTCTGCATCATACTGAACTGAGTTTAAATCGGATTGTCCTGCAACTGAAATAGTTTTGAATGCAGTATCCATGCCACCGCCACCGCCGTCACGACTTACACTTCCGCCAGCAATTCCTTTGACTTTGCTTAGATCAATGCTCAGAGACTTTTTATTTGCATCATATTGAAGTGGATAATTGGCGTGAAGCAGACCAGATTCGCCCTGTTCTCCTTTATCACCTTTATCTCCCTTTTCTCCTCGCTCTCCTCGTTCCCCTTGTTCGCCGCGTTCGCCTCTTGCTCCTACAGCCCCATCGCGTCCATCCAGTCCAGAATCGCCCTTCTCGCCCTTCTCGCCTTTCTCTCCGCGTTCTCCTGCATCACCCTTATCGCCCTTTGCTCCCGGCTCTCCCGCTTCCCCTCGTTCACCTTTCGGGCCCATTTCGCCTTTCGGGCCTTGAACGCCTTGAGGGCCGGGTGCTCCTTGTTCTCCCTGCTCTCCTCTCTCACCTTTCTCTCCCTGTGGCCCTTGAGCACCTGGAACTCCTTGTGGGCCTTGGACTCCCTGCGGTCCCTGTGCTCCCGGTTCACCTTTCTCGCCCCGTTCGCCTTTTTCACCTTGGACACCTGGTTCTCCTTTATCTCCAGGCCACCCATCCCGTCCATCCTTGCCTGGCACTCCTTGTTCACCACGCTCTCCCCGCTCTCCGCGTTCACCCTTTGACCCTTGAGGGCCTGGAATGCCACGCAGACCACGGAGACCTCGAATGCCTCGTTCTCCTTGAGGCAATTCGATATCACCCGAAGGGGATTCCGGGTTAGAATCCGATTCTAAAAACTCTCCGAACTCGCGGAGAAATTCCTCATCGGATGGATTGTGGTTTTCTCGGTCAGACTGTCCCATCGCCTGTATTTAGGGGCTGCGTTAAAGCCTTCCATGAAACAGGAAACAGCGGTTCAATCAGTTTAGAAATAGCGGCAGCATATTCTCGCACTTCCCATTGAGCATGTGGGTCTGAACGCAGCCCGTAAACTCGGGCATATGCCGCAAGTGAGCCTGTCCACCACCATTCTGTATAAGTGCCTTGTGGCAACACAAATCTAGCCTGCTCGGGAGCAACGCCATCGCGCAATAAAGCGTTGTAAGTGTCGAGCGCATCCAAAGCCACACGATTATACATGCGGTCAAAATCATTGATAATAATATCCTCAATGAAATCTTCACTGCCCTGCTTGGCTCCATTTGTGGGAGCGGAACGCCAGTCGGGTGTGTAAAAGTCTGGCTCATCTTTAACATAACGACGGCTCACTTCATTCTCCACGAATCCTTGTTTGTGCTTGAAAAGTTGAGTGCGAATCGAAATTGGAGCCTTGATGTGCAAGGTAATCTGAGGATGAGCAAATGGAGTCCAGTGTTTGTGTGTAGCAAGATACCCGATAAGTTTTGCATCTTTCTCTGTGATCTGTGTGGATTTTTTATTGAAAGACACACGGGCTGCATTCACAACCATTAGATCGTTGCCCATGTGAGAAACAAGAGAAACAAATCCCTTGTCTAAAACTTGAATGGTGTCGCCATCCTGCTTCGCCACATTATCCATAGTATAAACTCCTAAAAATTAACCGTGTCGCTTAAAGTATTGAACTTGTCGTTCTCTCTTAATGATGTCTTCTTTAGTCTTTGCTCTACCAAGAACTTTTGAACCATCCTTGGAATAAAGGACCCATTCTCCGCCTTCATGTCGAATCGTTTCTTCTATATCTTTACGAGGCGTATCAGGTCGCTTAACTTTAGCCTTCTTTGCTTTACCGGAACCGCCTGGCTTGGTTAGCACACCCAAGTCCATTGCAGGTTCTGTGCCACTGATTTCCGTCATGGTGTCTTCAACAGTAGCCAACACTTTATCGTCTTTGCCCAATATTTCAACTCGGTCAACTCCGTCTACGGCAGCAAGAACCTGCTTCGCATCTTTCTTTGCATCTTCTAGCGAAGCACTGCCCATCTTACCGGTCTTAACAATCTTATCGCCTTGGTAAGCCACCCACACAAACTCGGCTCCACGATACTGATACGAGCCTGCGTTCTTTTTCACATACTCGATATCGGTAGTGATGGCTTCAACGAATTTACGGAATGGTTTCATACGGATATTTAGGGCTAGCATCGCTTCCATCCCATGAATTTAAGTTTTGCTGTCGCACCACGAGCCGCATTTTCTGTAATGATTCGCAAGGGGTCAAGACCAGCCAGCACCATATCGTTGATATCTTTTTGTTCGACCGACGAGGGCCAAATGCATACTGTTCTGCCTGCTCCAATCAATCCTTCCACCACTTTTACCACTTCTCGGTTTCTGGGCTCGTTGTCCAACGCGAAAACGGGATTTGCACCTACCTCTTCAGGCAAGACAGCAGATTTACCCAATCCTGCTGTGGCTACCGCATTAGGAAGAAACAAAGAATCTAGAGGCCCTTCCACCACAATTACCGGCTTGCTTTTATCCACGCGGTCAAGACCAAACCACATTCTTTCTTCGCCTCGCTCTTTGCGAAGCGTGATGTAGCGAATGGTTTTTGTGTCGAGGGCACGACAGTTTGCACCAATCAATTTGCCGTGATGAATGATAGGTATGATGAGTCTTGGTTCATCTCCCAACTCTTTTTCAGGGTCTATGGTTTTAGCCCACTCACCAAAGTTTTCGGCGTAATACAGAAGTTCGTGAGCCGACTCAGGAATCTTTCTAGCGTTTAAGAAGGCTTTCGCAGGATGAGTCGAAGCGAGTTCCGAAATTTTGGGCAGTCCGATTCCCATCTCGGACGAGTTTGAATTAACCACTTCAGGTCTTCCAAATCTTGGCTGTTCGAAGGTGAAGGCAGGCTCGGCTTCGTTTCTGCCGGTGAGTCCACCTCGGTATTTTTCAAGAGTGTATTCATCATAGAGTCGCCTGTCAAACTGTTCAAGGAATTTGGATAGTGTGGTTCCGAAGTCACAGTTATGACACTTGACAAAGAATCCACCCTTCTTCTCGTAGAAGTAGAAGCGGGTTTTGGTTTTGTTTCGTTTGGAATCGCCGCATATAGGACACCTGCAAACTGCTAGAGCGTTTGTTTTCTTCCAAGCAAAGCGGGAAAGCCTTGGGGAAACCATGTTTATGAACTTCACATCCAAGTAACTCATGGCGAAAGTATACACTAGTATTTAGCGGAATGCAACTAAAACCCGCAGTTTTGCGGTTTGAGAGCCCAGGTGGTGTCATTACGGCAGACGATTACGAATTCAAGGTTTAGTTAACTTTTCGTTGAAAGTAAACATTTTTCCTGTGCCAGAAAAATTATTTTCCAGGTGCTCGCAATTTCTGCAAACTTCCGTATACATAGTCGATTACGAATTCGGCTTTACGATATTGATGGTTTGAATGTCTTGTTTGATACGATCTTGTTGACGACGCTGAATCTTTTTACGCTTCTGCATGGCAGTGGTTTTTGGCATTGGAGGCTCTTGTCCTGGAGATACCCCCGCCATTTGTCCACCACCCACATTATTTGCAGGAGCAGCCACAGCAGCACCATCTTCCGCCATCTTACGAAGTTCTTTAATTGTGGCTATTCCTTTGTTGGCTTTGTATAACGCAACTCCAAATATTGTATCCACCAAAGGGTTATCGGTTTTAAAATCTGGCGTTTCCACCATCAACATTCCACCTAACTGTTCACAAGATACTCCTTTTTCTTGTAAATAGTTCAAAATGTGAGTTTCAAACTTTTCGGGGGTTGAACCGCCGTATTGTGTTTTTAGTGCCCATATCGACTTAATAAAATTGTTAGTGTCTAGACTATTGACAAAAACCTGTTCAACCAATCGCTTTACATTCCAACAGTATGCGTAGAAAATATCAGGATACGCTTGTCGTTCGTGCGATTCTGTTAACTCGTGACGGTTTCGAAGAATTTTACCATTTTCGCTTATGATACCAAGTTTATAAGCGGCTTGTTTTTTCCAAGGAGTTGTGAGTATCTGAAGGAAGCGATGCTCTGCCATAATTTCTTCAAGTCGCGGATCTATACTCATCACAGACTCCTTAGTTTCTCGATTATTTCGTTTTCTAGTGGTATTTTCACTATATCTATACCTTCTATGTTTTTTGTATTTTCAGGCAAATAATGCAGGTAAACTAAGAAGGTTTTGAGTAGAGGTAAAAGATCAGCATCCATTTTATAGAACAACATTCGTGTAGCAGGCTCAATTCCAAACACATTATAGAATGTTATAAGATGATTAAGAATTAAACGATCTCTTAATTCTCCACTTCTTTTGTATTTCTTAAACAAACGCTTAAGGTAAATGATACGAGTTAAATCTTCTTCAAATTCTCGCATGCTGTGGCATTGAGGATTATCATAATGCTTCACAGCATATAAAGTAAAATTATCATTGTTTAATACTTTAAATAACATTCTATAAAACCCTTGACCTTGTATCTATAATAAAAAAGAGAGCCTTACGGCTCTCTTTGGGCGGTGAAATGCGGATTTTAGAACGCCCTTAGCCCTGAACTATTTCAGGCTTGACCGAGAATGTTCCGTCTTCGTTTTTAGCAATCTCAACAACAAGATTTAAAGGTGTTCCTGTTTTGTTGCTAATATTGTCGGCATGATACGGCTCATAGCCAGGATCTGTTGGGTAGCGACCGTATGAGCCTCCAAGATACTTTAGCGGAAAAGAGTGAGAACCTTCACCAATTTCATTTACAGGGCCTCGCTTGTTATCAACGCTAGCAACTGCACTTTGATCTAGTCCTGTTTTTGCAGGAGGCATGCGATATTCAAAGAATAAACCAACAGTTTCCAATTTGCTCTTAATTTGAGTTAAAACATTGTAAGGATTGATGTAAGTTTTCCTTACAGCAGCCCCTAGAAATGTGTTGAGTCTAGCAAGAGCCTCGTTATTTAAAGAAGCAATGTTAATTTCTGGAGTATCAACTGCTCCATCAGGATTGTGGGGCCCTACAGCAGGATTTAAATGTCCTGCTTCGGAAGAAGCCATACCCCATTGTTCCTTTAATTTGCCTCTCAATTCTTTAAAACGCATGATAAACTCCTATCAACGAACTGTTACACGGAAAGAAGCATGTCCTGTTCCTGAAGCGGCATTAGCAGTTGCACCATCGTATACTGTTGCAGTTAGTCCGTATGCTCCCGAAGTTAATCCTGCGGGAAGGATTACCACACCAATATCACTATTGTATGTTGATGTTGGGCCGAAGAATGCTTCATAGACTGCTGTTGGAATTCCATTTGCTCCACTACTAGTAAGTAGTGTGCTTCCTGTTACGAATGTGATTCTCTTCAAATCGCTGTGAGCAGCAGGTCCTCCGCCTGTCATGTTTCCAGTTACTGTCAAAACAAGATTTTGTGTGAAATTCACATCATTTGCTTTAACTTTAATGTAACCTGTGTTTCCTGCGGGGAAAACCGTTCCTACAACATTAGTATATGTTGGAACCGAATTAGTTAAACCAAGACTTGTGGTTCCCCAGAACAGGGTAGAAACACCGTATTCATTTAAACCGAAATTTGCAGTTGCGGAATGGCTTAACCCTAAACCTGAATTTCCGCCAGATGTTGCTCCATCACCATTGAATGGGGTTGTGATATATGGAGAATAGTTTGTAATTCCTTGACCTACGAGCAAATCACCAGAAGTAAAACCACCGGTGATGCTAAGGCGATTGGCGAATACACCTGATGTTACTCCTGTGATACCAGGATCGTTAGGCATAGCAACAATCAGTTCCATTTGAGGATAACTTGAAGTTGCTCCAAGTGTTTTTACACCTTCGAATTGACCAGCCAAATTTGACAAGGCGTTCGCAACAGGAAGTTCCCATCCTGCGTTTGTGCGAACACAGAACCGCTTTTGGGCTGCTGTCAACCATGTTGGTTTTGATTCTTCTCTATCGTTATTATTCCAAGTTCCCATTTCGGCTTCTCCTTGTCGTTATTTAGCGAGTTTCGTTGATGATATTACGAAGGGTTGCAACTTCTTCTTCAGAAAGTTGAGTCAAAAATTCACGAAGACCCAATTCAATCTGTGATGGTTGAGTTTCTTCCTTCTTCATACCAGCGGTTTTAATACCAGCAGCGGCTTTAGCGGGAGTAGCCAACTTGTTTGCTTCTGCGCTTGATGAACCGCCCTTTGGAGCAGTCCTGCTCTTTACTTCGGCGGGGGTAGCCAATGCTGCCTTTTGTGTTGGCATTTTAACATCGGCTTCATTTACCAACTCATCAAAACGAACCACCATTTCTGGAGTTAGCGAGCAACCACACTTTGCAGCACCCTCTTTCAGATGCTTGCGTAGAATATTACGCTTGGTTTCAGCAACCATAACGCTTTCTGTAAGCGTCTTTAGTTCGGTTGCGGCCGCCTTGGCTGCTTCCTTTAGCGACTCGGGAAGTTCAACTTTTGTGGTTGTCTTACCAACGAGAACATTTGTGATGCTATTGTAAAAATCTTTGCTGATTGGTGAGTTGTGCATTGCTGCTCCTTGTAAATTTTATACTCTTGCCGCTAGGTAGTATTTAGTTAAATTTATCAGTTGGGGGTTGTCCAAAGAGTTCCTTCTGCGTTTCTTCTTTTAATCAGACCTGGTAAAACTTTTCCATCTGATCTGATATATTTTGATAATGCACTAGGCACTTGACTCCAGTTTGAAGGCGTTTTTAAAGCCCTAGTTATGGATTCAAATCCTTCTTTACCATAGAATCCAGGTCCAACATTATAAGCAAAAGATATTAGCGCAGCCTTTTGATTAGAATTCATAAGATTCCAATTTGGTATATTTTTTAATTTAGGCAAAATTTTAGTATTAACATAATGTTCCATATATGCATCCGCTTGCTGTTTTGTTATTTTATCTCCTTGTCGAACAGGTCTACCGTCTGGATGTGTGGTTGAACCTTTGCCTATAGTCCAAATTTTTCCAGTTGCATCCCAATAAGCACTAGTTCTAAATCCTTCAAATTTTGAAATTATTTCTTTCCATGCTGTTGTGCTTGTTGAAGTTTGTGTTATTTTTTGTGTGGTTGCGGCTTGTGCAGAAAACGAAGGTACACCCAGACCTAAACTCATAGCCATTAATCCAGGAATTAACATGTTTGGTTTTTTAATTTCTTCTAGGGATTTAGTATACTGAATAAAAGTTTTCATTATTCATCCCTTGGCTTTCTTCCAAAGGTCTGCATCAGCAGTTCTTCGTGTCTTTCCTCCGGTTAGGAATGAATTGACTCTAGCCAAAGCCCATTGTTGAGGAGTTGCACCAGGACGATGACCACCTTTCCAAGCCGCCATGCCTCGGTCATACACTTGTTTTAAAATTCCATATGAAACACCAGATTGCTTGGCTTTGTTTTGTAAAGCCTTTTTGCTTTCTGTTAATTCTAGTTCAGTTTTTAAATCTTTAAAGCGTTTCATGTCATTTCTCCGGATTATGACCCCAAATTTTTAGGGCTAATAGTTTGCGAGTTGGTCTACCTTTATCGTCACGAAGTGGGCCCTTGGCTCCCTTCATTCTGCTGATAAACGAGATTTGTTTGTTGGCCCATTTCCAGTCGCCTGCCTGCCAATCATCTTTTTTCTTGTCCAACATTCGAACAATAGCCCTAGCAGAGTCACGACCAGAGGTAATTTTCCCTCCACCTGTTCCTGCTTTGCCTGCTTCTTTACGGGACAAGCCTGCCGCTTTCCCATCTTCTGAATCTATAAAATTCTGAAGTTCTTTGGCTCCCATGTTCACAAGTTTAGACCATTCTTTGTAGATACGATCTTTTTCTTCATCATCAGTTTCTTCTGCAACTTGACCTGGTGTATCCTTGGCATAAGTTTTACGAATTTTATTGGTTCCAATCTCCAACACTTCTTTGTAAATCTTTCTAGCAAAACTGTTTTCATCGGTATGCTCATACAGCATCCACTCAAACTCTTGTTCTAGAGTGGAAGAAACTTTGGGAGCATGTTCTGCATACATGGCTCGCTTCTGTTCTTCGATATACACTTCCCATGCGGTTTGTTCTTCAGGGCTTCCTGCTTTAGCCTGCATATGACGAGCCTTTTCGATTCGGGTTGCAATTTTGTCGCAATCATCCAAGCGAACCGCCTCATCTAAAATTTCTTGCAGTTCAAATGCTTCTGCTTTGGTTCCAAACTTTTTCGCAAACGCTACAGAATACTTGGAACGGCGAGCAGTTTTTTCGGGGTCGCCTGGTAGTTTTTTCCAAGCCTTTGGGTCTGAATCTAAACGAGCCTTACGAGCAGCAAACTGTTGAACTCTAGCCTTGGCATCCGCTTGACTTAATCCTGAAACATATTTCTTTGGTAATCCAGTTTCTTTATCTTTTGGGCTTGCAGGGGCTTTTCCTTCAATCATTGCGAACTCCTCTGTTTTTGGTTCTGGTTTTGCAGCAGCCATATCTTTCGGGTCAACCTGCATACCAGTTTGACGCAGGAATCTAAGTCCTATCAAAACTTTGTATTCCATGTGCTGCCTGTTAGTTAATGAAAACTTAACATTCTTGTATTCTCTGCCGCCAAATTCCACATCCATGAATACCACAGGACGAATTTCTCGTTCTTCGGTTCCGCCTCGCTTAATCTTGATTCGACTAGCGATATCTTTGGTTATGGTTTTATCGTTAATTCTAAAGGTTACAGTATGATTCTTTTCGTTAATCTTGATATCTTTTGCATCAATAGAATTGTAACCGCTATTGCCGGTATCCACTTTCGCGTTGTATTCTACTCCATCAACCGTAATCTTTTCTGATACTGCAACATTACTGAATAGTTTCCAATTGCTTTTATTGCCTACATGTTCAATCAAAGCATCCATCAAACCTTGACCTTCCACTTCTTTGGTTGGTTTGCCTCCATCGTATAGCGTGTAAACATTACCGCTACCAGGTGAAGCGTTCATCTCGATGATATAAGGTTTACCGTCAACTACAACATGGTCAACGCCAACATAATAGCACTTACTCACAAGTGCAACCTTTTCTACAAGTTCAATCTCTTCTGGAGATAACTTGAATGCGCCCCCTGAGGAACCCCTAGCAATATTGGTTCGGAAGTCTCCCTTAGCCTTGTCCCGCTTTGCACAAGCAAAAATCTTGCCATTTAATACGATGCTACGAACATCGTTCTTAAAGCCTGGCAGGAACTCTTGCAGAATTACTTCTGCACCAAACTTCCACAGGGATTGTAGAACCGAGCGTAGTGACTTCTCGCTTTCAATAATAGAAACACCGATACCTTCTGCTCCTGTAACAGTTTTAACTACTACAGGATACTTGCCGCCGATAGCCTTCATCGCGTTTTCCACGGAGTCTTCATCGGAAACAAATGCAGTTCTTGGGTGTGGCAGGTTATACTTCTGAAGGGCAAGAGCGGTTTGCAGTTTGTTTGCACACAACTCCATTGCTCCCTTCTCGTTAACCATGAACACACCGTTATTTTGTAGAATTGTGGCGAGACCAATTCCAAGTTCCGAGTTCATTACACCGCCACGCACAAAGCAAAGAGTGTCACGCGGGCTTATGGTAATCTTTTTCTTTTCTTCGCCTTCAGTAATCTGAATGACTATCTTATCACCATTGGCTTCCATCGGATTGATATGAGCATACTTCATCTTTACGGTATGGAATTGTATACCCTTTTTCTTGCAGGACTTTTCCATTTTTTCAATGCTTGAGCCGTCTGTGCTGCCTTCAGCAGAAGTCAGACAAATCAGAGTTACATCAGATGACTTTTCTTCCCATAGCCATTCTTCCTTTAGTTGCATTCCCTTTTTCACGGCCATGAATATCTTCTTGGCATCCGCCTTGCTCACATGAGCAGGAACTCCCTTAAGGAACGCATCGTAATCGCCGTCAAACACCGCCTTACGCATCTTGGATGCCGACATGCCTTGCACACCTTCCGCATCAGGGTCGCGGTTGCCAGCACTAATCACCTTGAAGTCTGAGAACTTGTAGCCCTCGGTGCTTTTTGGGTCAAGGTCAATGTATTGCTTAATCTTGTTGTATTCCGCGATGTGGTCTGCGCCAGTCACAATGTGAACGCGAGTATATCCTGCATCACTCAACTTTTGTGCAATAGCATAAGGCCCTGCAACTGTCTTGCCGTCCTTGTTTTGAAAAGGCTTTGGCATCAGTTGGAACTTCATCTTCGGGAAGAACTTCTTTAAAGTCTCAAGTTTAGTTTTTGCGTCTAGCGGATTCTTCTTTGGGTCTTGCGAGTAGGAAGCGTAAACACAGAACTCTGCACCAATCTTTTGTGCTTCCGTCATCACTTTGTTTACAAGAACTTCGTGCCCTGTGGTTGGCGGATTAAAGCGTCCAACGCCAATAACAATTGACTTTTCTTTCTTGGGTGCTTCGGTGATGATCTGTGAGAGTTTTTTCACTTCCATTCCTTTGCTAGATTGAAGTTGTTGCGCGAGAACTCGTTGCGGTCAACAAGTTTCACGATACTACATGTCTTACCACAAACTGCTACGAAACCTTCAGGTGCAGTTGGACGATATCCATCCTTGTCTGCAATAAAGGTTGAGACAGTTTGGGTAAGAGAAAGTTTAGAGATGACCAATCCTTTAGCCTTTGCAAGCATGGCATGCAACCCAAACAGGCGGTCAATTTGAGAAGCGTAGGCTTTAAGATACTTCGTGATACGAACCATCTTTTCCGCTTTTTCGTCTTTCTTGCTTTGAGTCTTCAAGGCTTCCGCTTCAGCAGCAAGTTTAGCCTGCACGAAAACGGAAAATCCGTTTGTGGTATTATTGCTCAACCCTGCCTTAACAGTGGAGTTGATGTATTGTGAAACATACTCAGCGGCTTCACTCTTCAAGAAAGAAAGTAGAGCAGACTTAAGATTTGCACCTTCGGCTTCAATCTTTTTGGTTAACTCAACAATCTGCTTTTCTTCCGAGGTTTGCAGAAGCAGATTCTTTGGAAGTGTTGGAACTTTCGCATCCACCACCCATACCGCTGTGGAAGTTCCCATCGCAGGAACACCAGGCGACCATGAACCACGCTCTTTGATATCTCCGCTGCCACTCCACTTGGTGTGAAATACAACACCTATCTTTGCTGCTGCAACTTCTGCTGCTGCTGGCGAATCTGTAGGAATAGCATAAGTGATGGTGTTCGGTCGGAACACAATATATTCTCTACCATCAATTGTTTGTGTTTTCTTTTCGCCTTGAGTAAACAGCAAATCGCCCCAAGCCACACCACGAATGTTCAACGGCTTGAACAGTTTCAGAGCGGCGATTAGTTTATCTACCACGCCGCCTTCATGGTTCTTGCGAATGTCGGCTTCAGTATAGTTAACCTTGGAAGCCTTAGAGAAGAACGATTTAGTGGCAACGAAAAACTTCTTGGTTTCAGGATGTATGCCTGTAATGATAGCAGGAGCCCCGTCCCACTTGGTAGATACATTCAGAGAAGCGGTTTGCTTTCCTCCTGCGGAAATACCGCTTACCACATCTTTCAGAATTTTGATGGAGGTCTGTAAGCCAGCCCAACCATTTTCGAACATGCCGTCTTCAAGATGGCTAATATGTCCGTTGGATTCTTTTATAAAATTAGGGGTTGCGTGTGTGGAAAATGATAGCATACCCCATATTTATACTATTCCTCAATCCACCTAGACCAAGTTTTCGGGCCCAAATGGTCAATAATTGTCATCACAATCATCTTCCTGTTAGGCACAATTGGAGGCTTGGCTAGCGGCATCTTGGCTTCCTGCGGGGTTCGATTAGCCTTCTTATAGTTACATTTACGGCAAGAAGCCACAAGATTCTTCCATTCAAACTTACCACCACGGCTTACCGGCATTACATGGTCTACTGTTCCGTTGGCTGCGTTCAGCGAGCACCCACAATACTGACATTCATACTTGTCACGACGGAATACCCCCTTACGGGTGGCTCCCTTTACCCGATACGGCAAATTTACATACTGCACCAACACGATAGCGGTTGGGAGTTCGTAGTGTCCTCGGGGAGTAGGAATGCGATAGTAGTCTTCGTGACCATAGGGCTTCTCGGCTCTACCTGAACACAGCAGGTTAACCGCTCGCTTCCAATCAATCACATTTAAGACTTCCTCGCTAGCGTTGAGGAGGAGAACCTTCAAGGAGTTAACCCTTCAGCAGTTGCGGATTGGTGTCCTGTTCCATTTCCTGATTGAACAAGTTTATTTCTTCTTGCTCATCACGAATGATAGCATACACTTCTGCTTTAAAACAAATTGCCAATGCTTGATCGTTTTCTGACATCAAAGTGATGTAACCACCAGCAATAACTCTATCTCCCTTTTGAATGGGAAACGCTTCTGGCTGTCGAGCAAAAGAGAAATTTCTGCCATCGCCGCCAACAGGCTGAGGAGCAAATGCGGTTTGCCCAACAGAATAAACAATTCCTTCAAACGCCTCACCAGGCTTAACTTTGGAACGATCAACTTTAATAATCACATACTCAGTATTTGGAATAAGCATTTTGTTTCTCCTTGTTGTTAGTATCTAGTAGGAGTGCCAGGATTCGAACCTGTTCCAATCGGGTATAAACCAATCTGGGCCAACCAAAGACCCCCCACTCCCATTAAACAAAAGCCACGCGAGACTTTTTGTTTGCTACATGTCCTGATTCCGTCTTGATAAGGTAGTTACTTTTCTGTCTGTCCTCATCATTACCTAATCGGTAGTTCACTTCTGTGATTCCCTTGTCGCGTAAAGTCGGTGTGATGTTACTTGCCAACTGGGCAACAATAGTTTCCGACAAGGCTGCTGCGGTAGCCTCATCAGTGTTCAGGGGAATATCAATGTGAAGTCGGAACATGGATGTATTATATCTTGTGATTTGATTTAGTCAAGACCAATCAGCAAAATCTCTCTTTTTAAACTTCTCGCCCATGCGTTCACGGAAAGTTTTAAATTCTCCTGTGTCTTCCTCGTCCGTATCCTTGGATTCGGTAATATTAATAATTCCCCGTTGAGCCGATTCATCCAAATCAAACAGTTTCATTTTGCTACGATCAATGCCTATAACGAAACGCCGATTCGTTGCAGGGTCGGCATAGCGGTTCTTCAACTGCTTCACCATAATCTGACCAAGACCTTGAAGTTCTTCAGTGGACACCAAAGCAAACATAAAGTCTGCGGTTTGTGGTAGACCGAACGATTCACTAGTATCTGTCAACTCAACATCCGTGCTAGAGAAGCCAGAACGATTAGTTTGAGTTGCCGTAAAGATGGGAACACCAGTCTCCACCGCAAGACCGCGCAGTTCCTCTGCAATAGCCTTGATGAATGTATATGAGTTTACTGTAGCACTCTGTTTCATACGAGAAGATGCACAAATGTTTAAGTAGTCGATAAAAATAATTTCAGGAACAAAGTTCTTCTTCAAACGCAGTTCATCCAACAGATGCTTGAAGTGCATTACGGAAGCACTTGCTGTTGGATACTCTTTGATAATCAGTTTTCCCGTAGTCTGTTCCATAATACGCTTCATTTTGCGGTCGTAGATATCCTTGGGCAAAGCCTTCAGGTCATCCAAACTAGTATCCATCAGATTGGCATCAATGCGTTCAGCAATACGCTCTTCCGCCATTTCGCAAGTTATATACAGCACATTCTTACCTTGCATCAGACAATTTGCAGCATGGTGACAGAGGAACAAAGACTTACCCACGCCCGTGCCCGCGAGACACACATTCAGAGTTTTGTATGGTGTTCCGTTGTTGGTAATCTTATTCATCAAGTCAAGGTCAAACGGAATACGCTTCTCTACGGTGTGATAGAAGTCGTATCGCTTGTCCGCGTCACCAATAAAATCGTGACCGATATGAGAATCAAAACTAACTGCAAGAGCAGTAGAAAGAATGCTTGGAATAGCAGTTTTAGTTTTGTCTTTGGACTTTCCATCAATAATCTGAATGGATTCCATGATACCATTATAGAGTGCCTTTTCCTTGCAGAAGTTTTCCGTGTTATCTAGCAACCATTGTGTATCGGGAGCATCATGCGTCTTAAAACTCTTGATGATTTCTCGAATAGATTTGAACTCGGTTTCGCTTAAATCATCGCGCTTTCCCAAGTCGATAAGTAGACTTTCAACACTTGGCTTGGCGTTGTATTGAGTGTAAAACTCACTTACGCAGTCGTAGATAACCCGCTCGTCACGCTCATTGAAATACTCAGGCTTCAAGAACGGTAGAACTTTTCTACCATACTCCTCATCATGGAGCAGAGACCTAAGAATTAAAATTTCTGTTCTGTCAGCAGACATCAGGTGGACTCTTGAACAGTCAGTATACCCCAAATCTCCGAAAAGTCAAGCAAACTTTTTCTGACAATCGTAGATAAAATCCGAGCAAACGGCTCCAAAACCAGTTTTGTTGTAAGCGGCTACAGATTCTTTAGAAAGAAGAGGAATGATACATTCGGAATTCATATCATTTGTTAAATCGTGTGACCAAATCCAACCATTACTTACGAGAGTATATCTGTCAGACTCGTGGCAAAAATGTCTAAGAACTCGCATTAAAGGACTTTCATAAATCCATTTTAAAGCAGCGTATTCTTTAACATGAATCCAAAGATATTCACGGCGTTGCCAAAGCCACTCCTCAGTCACAGGATACTGAGCGTAATCGTGGCCTAGATGGGGTTGTTCGTTTTTCATACGCAGATCTATCTCTACATCATAGCCTGCATCAATGGCTTCTTGAATGTAATCCAATGAGTTTTCACGCTCGGGAATAACTCCGTCAAGATTGCCTCGGTGTGAAATGTAAATCACGATAATTCCTCGATTCTAATACTACGGTCTTCAATAAACATGTCGTAATACGGTTTGTCGCAGCGCAGATCATGGTGCTTTGCGCCCCAATCCTCTAACTGTTGCTTGGTTAGATCATACCAATCTATTCCACTTCGACTACCTCTAGCCGTCCAATAAATGATAGTGTTACCTTTATCATATAATCTATTGATCTTTTCTATGTTTTCAGGAATAGGCTTTGCCTTCTTATACTCCCGAGGATGGTCAGGAGTAATGCAAATCGTTTCATCAATGTCAACAAATATGATTTTAGTCATTGTGATACGAGTCCCAATACAGATAGCAGTTAATCAGATCATCTACAGACTTTACCTGCTTTCCTCTGGTTATAGTTGCCCAAGCCTCAAAGTTTTCAACTTCTTCAGGAGTTCCAAATACGGTTACGAATGGGGTATCGTAGTAACCAACCTTTAAACCATCTTGAATCAGCAGATTGTATACCAAAGTAACATAGAATTCTCCATTATACTGAACTCCCCTCTCCATAGCAAGATCAAAATATTTCTTGATGTCTGCACCACACCTAAAGTAATACATGCCAGTAGAAGCATGTTCATTCATCGGATTGTCGGTATAACAAGCCTTTTCTTTAATCTCAGTAATGTATGGAGTTCCTGGCACATCTTTAACAAACGCCATCTTTGTTTGAGCCAAGGTATGTGGATGAAATCCTGTGTGCGTTAAAACGCAACCGTCCATATTGTATTGTTTAACATACTCCTTAAAATGTTCCATGTCCCAAATGTGAGGATTGTCGCAGTAAGAAACAATTACTTCTTCGTCATCTTTGATATGTTCGTATACTGCTTTAACCGTCCACACAGGGCCCAACTTATGCTGAGGCATGGATACAATTGTAGCGTTCGGCTTTAGAGATAGAAGCACATCTCGCATATCAGTTGTTGCTAGATGAGTATCATTACAGATGAATACAATTTCATCGTTTGGATCAAACATTTCTAGAATGTATTCGATGATGCGCTTTCCGTTCACACGAATAAGCGGCTTAGGATCTGTGTATCCCTTTTCAACAAACCGGTTTCCTGTTCCTGCCATCGGCACAATAATTTTCATACTAAAGCCTTTCTATATTTCTCTGAAGGCATATTGTTCAGAGATTCTTTTTCTTTTT